ACTCGCTCCAGGCATCAATCATGTCGCTACCTGGAACATAGCAAATTGGAGCACCCACAAAAGTTCAGGTTCGAAAATTAGATTGGACGGAGTTTCAAGTGACATTGTGGCATACGGAACGCCTAACCCCACACAACTTCTTGCAGGGCCGCTATTCATAGGCGTTTATGATCCCCTTGTACTAGCTAGCTCTTTTTATAAAGGCCGCATGTACGGGCTAGTTGCTCGTAACACCCAATCAACGCTGGAAGAAATCACGTCAATCGAAAAATACTTGGCCGAAAAGACTGGAGTTACGATATGAGAGTAACAGCCGCTTGTCCTGCCGCATTGCGAGGCGACGCGAACCACCTTGCAATGGTGCTGTGCTATGGCCCGGCAGATGCGCTTACCTATGGAGAGCCAAATTGGCAGGACGCAGCGGGAAATTTGTATTCCTGTGCCTCCTTCGTGGCTCCCAAAAATCTGGTTGAAAGATTGCAGGGCGAATTGCAGCGGCCACAGTGGGATGTTGTTGGCGAAACTGCCGACGAGGAAGGTGTTGGTAGCCCCGGTGGTGATGGCATTATTGACATGTACGCAGCACGTCGAGCGCAGACGGCATTGGTGTACAGCCTGGAGCCAGTAGCAGCAATGCCCAACAAGCTGACCGCTTGCCCAGGTAACGATGCGCTGGCAGTGTTGGCCGCTATGGGGCTGGTGCTGATTGAGCTGGAGTATGTGGCATGAGCAATCGCAAGCCGTTGGACTCGGAAACAGCCGCAAAACTGAACGGAGGGCTTTGATGTGGACACCCCTGTCCTCCCGAATAGCTGCGACCACGGCTATCAGCATCTTACTTGCCGCTGGTGTTTGGTACGCGCACAACAGCGGGGTGCGATCCGGGACGGCGAGTACTCAGGCGCTCTGGAATATCGAGCGCCTAGCGCAGCAGACGGCCCGAGCGAATCAAGAATCGAAAAACCGACAGATCGAGCAGGAGCTGAATGATGCCGTCGAAATACACGCCAAAGAAATCGCCGCGGCTAACGCGGCTCGCACTGCCGAGCGTGTCGCTGGCGCTGTTGTTGCTATCCGGCTGCGCGACGCCGCCCGCGCCACTGCCGAGCTTGCCGGTCAAACCCGCGCAGATGCCACCGCTGCCGAGGTACGCGCAGCAGCCAGCGCTGCCGCCAATTTGCTCTCCGACTTGCGAGAGCGGGCTGACGAGGCTGCGGGAATCTTGGCTCTCGCGGCTGACGACGCCCACTTTGCCGGTGCCGCCTGCCAGCGCAGGTACGGCGAAGCCCGCGAAGCCCTGACGCGGTGATCTGGCATACTGCGCACCTAGATCGCAAGTAAAAACTACTCAACCAACAGAAAGAACGGTGACCATGAAAGCAGGACTGTACGCAAACATCAATGCGAAACAAGATCGCATCAAAGCAGGATCGAAAGAGCGCATGAACCCGGTCGGCTCCAAGGCCGCGCCGTCCGCGAAAGACTTTAAAAAGTCCGCAAAGACGGCAAAAAACAAGTAAACTGATGATGGTGAACCGCGCAGGCTGATGCGCCGACCGACAGACGTGTGACCCGCACATTAAAATCGCGAGACTGCCGACGTGGTGAGCAGAACAAGCCGGAGATCAGCACCGGCCACCATCAAACTTTTTAGCGGAATGCGTAGGCTGATACGCGAACCAACCAAAAGCCCTGTCATGGTTTGCAGGGGATGCCGGGATCAGCTCCGGCCCGTTTATTTGATGGCAAGCCCGTAAATAACCTACCCGGCCCCAAGGAACGGTTCAGAAGTCGGTGCAATCCGATGCTGTTATCAACCAAAAAGCCCGATATGTGAAAACCCATGTCGGGCTTTTTCTTTTAGATGACCAAGGACTTATGCCTTTTGTGATCGTCAGCGCCGGGCCGAACCGACTCCCACGCGCCGGGCACGTATGGTCGATACACAGATGGCATTTTGACTAGAGCTGTGCCCTCGGGAACCGGGGCCATTGTCTTGACTGAGACCGTGACGGTCTTGTCTGGAAGCACACTACAAAAGCCATTGGCTTTGCAAAGCTCGGTCAGTTCATACCGCCACTCAATACCCGGCCGGCCCGTCATTTTGCACAATCCTTTTGTGCGCAACGCTTTAATAAGTAAGTCAATTGAATTCTGGCTCTTGCCGTATTTCGCAAGACCGGCAGCTATCTCTGCGCCGGTACTTTTTGGATTTTCACGGAGGAAATCAACTACCTGTTGTTGGTGGCTTTGCATGCCCATGATTATTCCTTCAAAGTTGTTTTGCGGTTCATTTTAATTTCCTGCCTCCTGCTCGGTAATGCGGGCGCATACGGCGCGAAGCTCTTTTTCCTGGGCGGCACTTGCGGCGTCCCGTGCGGCACTTGCGGCGGCCCTTGCGGCGTCCCTTGCGGCGGCCCATGCGGCCAACGCGGCGGCCCCTGCGGCGGCCCCTGCGGCGGCCCCTGCGGCGGCCCCTGCGGCGGCCCCTGCTGCCCATGCGGCGGCCCTTGCTGCCCCTGCGGCGTCCCTTGCGGCGTCCCCTGCGGCACTTGCGGCGGCCCATGCGGCCAACGCGGCGGCCCTTGCGTCGTCCCATGCGGCGGCCCCTGCGGCGGCCCCTGCGGCGGCCCCTGCGGCGGCCCTTGCTGCCCATGCGGCGGCCCCTGCGTCGGACAACTCTTTCTCGCTCGCTTCGCCATTCGCAAAGCGTTCTGCAACATCGAGCGAGGCAATTGATCGCGGGTCCTTCATCAGGTGCTGCACCTGGCGGGCGCACCAAACGCCAAAAAGCCGAATCTCATGGTCATGGCCGCTGACAGCGCGCAAGCACCACAGCGCGTCATCGAGCTTGTTTGCGTCGATGATCGTGACGATGGCCAGCGGCTCGTTGTCGGCTGCGGTCTTGCCCAGATGCTTGAGCAATTTCGCCCAGCCGTCGCGGCATGGCGAGTGCTCCCTGATTTTTTCCAAAGTCGTGTTCAATATCATGGCTTTTCCTTGATGCCGTGTTTGGCTTCTATGTCTGCGACAATATCCCGAAATGTATACAACGAGCACAGTGGCTCGGTTTCCTCATGCAAGTCTGCAACTTCATCACGACGTAGCGGATGCTGTGCTGGTGCTGGGTGAAAATAGAGCGGAGTGCCACGCGGTACGTCAACAGTGTCGCTGTAGCGCAGACGAACGCCATCTTCATCCCACCAAGCTACCGGCTCCTGACCGCTGGCAATAGGCTGCGCCAGCCGCTCGCGTAGAGCTGCTCTAAGTGTTTCGTTTTGCTCCCATTCAGCCATTGCTAGCTGTCCTGGAAAAACTACGCAAAGCGCGTCATAAGCGTCTTGCATCAATTGTTTATCGCTCACTTCTTTTCCTTGATGCCGTGTGCGTATTCGATAGCGCGGGCAATGTTAATTGCATCGTCTGCGAATGTGCCTATGGCTGCTGCCATCTCGCGCAGGGTTAGCGGCTGCTGTGCTGGTGCTGGGTGGGTGTATAGTGGCGTGACCCACGCTGAATACTTTTCACCGTTCCGTTTGATGTAGTCATCGTGGTACGTTTCGTTTTCTGCAAATTGCCGGAACTCATAGCCCCCTTCACCGTCGAAGGTTTGCCAAGCCACAGGCTCCTGCCCGCTGGCAAGCTTTGCCAGCACTGCGGCTTCAACTGATCGTCCCAATTCAATGCTCACCATTTGATCTTGGTGATCGTCGTAAATACTTTTTAATTTTTCGTCAGTGAGTATCATTTTTTGATCTGTGTTGGGTCAAAGGTGGCAGCTGCAATGTTGGCCATGCCAAGGTACTGGAGCGCTTTAATATGCGTCTTATCCTCTTGGGTGTCAATGAGCACCTTTGAGCGAAATCCTGCTAGCGTGCCAAAGAAGCAGCCACTGCGTACCCGGATAGCGTCTACGTGGTTGAAGAAATACGTGGTGCGTGCTTCAGTGCCTGCCCCTGCAATGGCTATAAACGGATACCCCTTCTTTACTTTGCTGCCCTCGAAGCTGCACCACGCACCGAAGCTGCACCCCTCACCGAAGTTGCACCACGCACCAAAGCTGCACCCCTCACCGAAGATGCACCACGCACCGAAGCTGCACCCATCACCGAAGATGCACCACTCACCGAAGCGGCATTGTTCATCAAAGACACGGATTCCACTGTAGTCCCCTGACGGGCACTGTCGAAAACCATTAACGATTAGGAAGGCGTCGAATTCCGCCTGTGTGTATTTTTTCATGGCGTTCTCCTCAGATGTTTTTTAGGATGAACTGCCGCACGTCGGCCGTGCCCATGCCCTCGGTGCGCTGCAGCAGCCCGTCGAGCTCCAGCGCACCCGCTGCCAGGCTCCAGGTGTTGAGGTGGGGCAGCATGCGGTCGATGGCGAGCAGCCCGCCTTGGATGCTGGCGCGCTGCTGCTCTAGTCTTGCCGGGCGCTTGGCCAAGTCGGCCAGCGCGTTGGCGGTGGATGCGAGGATGCGCGCATCGGCAGACTCGCCCAGGCCGTGGTGACGCGCGGCGTGGCAGACGATGTAGATCAGCCGGCCGCACAGGTTCACCAGCGCCGGGGCGTTGCTGCCTGCCCAGGCCTGCATGTCGACCCCGGTGCGCAGGCGCTCGATGTCGGTGTTGATCAGGGTCAGCATCACGGCTTCTTTGACTGCGTTGACGGACTTCTGGCGCTCGCGCTGCCAAGGCGTTTGGCGTTGTCGGTTGCGCGTGTAGCTGCTGGTTTTGCGGGTCATCGGTCTACCCCTGCAGCCGGTGCCTTACGCTCGCCGAAAAAGGGTTGTGGGCGCCTTGGGTGTGGGCGCTCGCTTGAAAGGCTTCGCTTTTGGCGATGCCGAGCGCGTTGACTTTTGCATGCACGCTGCTCATGGCCCGGCCGATCACGCGGCCCACCACATCGGCGCTGTAGTGGGGGTAGAGGCGGCGCAGGGCCTTGATCTGCTCGGGCGTCCAGGGTTTTCGGGTGGCGGTCATGGTTGCAGCTCCAGGCGCGCCGGCGCGTTCATTGCCTGGCTCCAGGCGCTCCAAAACTCGACAGATCCGTTGGGCTGGGTGCTGGGGAGGTGTGGGATGTAGGTGGGGGGCGCGACGCTGACCGGGCGCAGTGCGTGCCAAGCCCACAGCGTGACGCTTTTGCTGGCCTTGTTTTTGCAAGTGGCTGCTGGGTTTGTGTCCTTGCCCGCTGCCCTGGCCAAGCCCTCAGTGCGCAGGCGCACCAGCATGGTGGTGGCGGTGGTCACGTCAACGCTTGCGCGCTGCGCAAGGTCGGCCGCCCTGATCGGCTCTTTGGATCGTTTCAGCTCAAGCCGCACTCTAGCTAGCTGCTGGGCTGCGATCGCGTTTTTCTTGGTGGGTGTGTGGTGGATCATTGGGTGATTCCCTGTGCCTGCACCGCTTTTTTGATCCCACGGTATTTGCCTAGAAAAACCTCTGCCCACCTTGCCCAAGATCGTCTGGCACGCCAGTTGTTTGTGAGACGCATTAGGGGGAGCGGCAGCACCTCGTGCCCCGGCGTGTCCAGTACAGGCCAGGGCCGGCTGGTGGCCGGATCCCAGTTGATGAGGTCGCGCCGCTCGATGGCCAACGCCATCAAGTCCCAGCGCTTGATGTCGGCGCGGTGGCTGTGCATGGCGCCAAGCACGCCGAGGGCTCGGTGCACCTGGAACTCTTGCTCTTGCTCGAACACGGTCCAGGCGTTGCCCAGCGCCCACTTGATTGGGCTGGCCACGTCGCCGGCGTAGGCCTCGTGGGCGTCGTGCAGCAGGGCGGCGAGCTGGGCGATTGGGGTGGCACCTTCGCTGGCTGCGATGGCCGCTACCAGCAAAGAATGCTCGGCCACGCTGTAGGGCCGCCTGGCGTGGCCGGTGAACCGATTGATCTGCGCGAGGGCGTGGGCGATCTCTTCGATGCAGGGGGTGTTGAGCTGCTTGTAAAAGCCGGCCAGGTGGTGCTCGCGGCCGGTGGCGGTGGTCACGAAGGTCATGGGCGGACCTCAGTGCTAAGCGTCTTGCGCATGCTTTCCAATTCATCAACCGTTTCGCCGGTGGGGTAGGTGATGCTCACGCCGCACCGCCTTGGTACAGTCTGGACATCTCAGCACCCACGGAGTCAATGCTCGCTGGCCAAGCCTTGACAACGATGTGGTGCAGGTCGAGCGCCTGGGCTTGTGCTGGTGTGCAGCTGCTGCCCACGGCGGGCTTGAAGCTGCTTTGTATGGACACGCCGCCGGCGGGCGTGTCGCGCAAGGTGAGGGTGATTTCGGCCATGGGGTGGGGTTGTTGGTGGTGGTAAAGGAAATGAGAAAACAGGGGCTCGGGCTCAGTCGTCGAAGTCGCCGGCCGCCGCTCGCTTGAGATCTCTGGCGTGTGGCAGGGCAGGGCGTACCACGCGGCGCTGGCTGTTGAGCCACTCTGCTTTGCGTAGGTGGTGGGCGCGCGCCTCAACCACGCGCTGACGGGTGTCGTCTGCCATGGCTTGCTCGTATGTCCAGCCCAACCAGGCGAAGGCTGCGAAGGCCGCGCGGCGGTGTTGATCCGTGACCGGCGGCATGGCGGGTGCCTCAGCGTTGCGCTGCCATCAAAAGAACGACCGCTAACACGAGGCCGGCGACGGCCAGGGCGATCAGCAGGTAGGTGAGCATCTGCATGCCGCTCTCGGGCTGCTCAGCTTCTTTAATTTCCTCTTCGGTAGGCTCACAACAGCGAGCGATCGAGCGGGTGTCTGGTGGCGGATCGGTCTGGGCCTGGTGCAGCGGTGCCAGCGGCACGTTGCGCAAGATATTCTGTGCGCTTTCCGTGCCCTCGCTCAATACCGGCTGGCCAGCGCGCACGCGGCGCACCGCGCGCAGGTGCTGGCCAGCGGACCGGTTGATCTGCTGTTTGATGCGGGTCATGGCTTCGTCGGCCTGTTTAATGGTTGTGTCTGGCGTTTGCATGGGTTTGCCTGGGTGGGTGGGTGATCGGGTCACGCGGTGCGGCGCGCGGGCGATTTGCGTTTGGCGGGTGGGCGCAGCTGCAGCACGACGGCGGTGGGCAGCAGTTGGATGGCGGCGCAGGGCTCCAGGTCGAGCACGGCCTGGCGGGCGTCGCGCTCCTTGCGCTGGGCACGGGCATCGGCTGCGCGCATCGCCGCGAAGCGCGCGCCGATGTCTGTGGCCACGGCCGGTGTGTAGCGAAAGCCCGGGTCGAGCAGTCGACGGCTGGGCATGGTGCGCGTGTTGACCATGGCTGTCAGATCCAGCGCAGTGCGGCCATTGCGAGCAGGGCGGCGAAGGCGATGGCGCATGCCCACATCACGATGCGGTCGTTGCGGTGGTATGCCGCTTCGCGCTCGCCGGGAAGGCTAACGTGAGGCCCAAACGCCTCGTTCATGGTGCGAGGGGCGCGGCCTGTCCAGGCGCTGCCTCGGGCACGGGTGTGCGTGTTTGTGTTCATGCGGCACCACCGCAAAGCACGTATCGGGGCTCAGCCAGCAAGGCCTTGGGGCCGATACCCCAGGTGGCGCGCACTTCGCGCAGGCCATGCCTGCACTTAACCCTCTCGATCAGCTTGGCGACCGAGAGCACCAGGCGTAGCTCGCTGAGCTTGATGGTGGCGGGGGTTGGTTGCATCTGCCTCTCCGTTGGGTTTAACGTGAGGCGAGTATTAGCCACGGCGTAACGCTTTGTCAATAGCCACGGCGTAATTTATTTATGCGCGGGCGAAAAAAAACCGCCGAGGGGCGGTTTTTATGAGCGGGATTTATCTCAGGGTTTGGGATTCTGCGCTTTGGCCAGCAGCTCTCTTATGCCGCGCAGCTCCCTAAGTTCATCGCGATCATCGGCCAGCTCGGTGACGCTGCGCACGAGCACGTATGGGACTATGGCAAAGGCGCACGCCATTGAGTAGCCCACCATTTCTTGCTGTGCAGTTCTTGTAAAAAAGATCGAGGCGAAGATGGCAACAAAGCCAAAAATTGCGCCGAACAAAGGAAGAAGCCAGGGAATTTTGTGCATGTGCGCTCCTGTTGCGGGTCAGCTTATCATAGAGGCTTCGGTTTCGACACCAGCCTGAGCACCAATTTGGCTTGGCTCTCAGTTTCCTGTCGTGCCGTTGGCCCCTGCTGGTTTCGCAAGCGCACCAAGAAGTAGAAGTGCTTGATAACGTTCTTCTGGCTCCATTGCCTCCAGCACTTTGACGGCTAGTCCGATCGTGTCGGCTTGCCCATGCAGCTCTGCATAGCTGGCTGGGGTGTCCATCCAGCCAACATCCAGGTTCAGCGTTTGCTCGATTTTTCTAGCAAGGTCGTCACCCATTGATCGGGGTTTTCCGGTGTTGTGGTGGGCCGACTGGTTTTTTATCTGCGATAGCGTGGCATCGGTGCGCGCTAAGCCGATGGTTTCGTTCAAGACAGCCAAGCTGCCGTGCTTTTGGATAAGCATGGCTAGGCGCTGTCTTCGTGTTTCTGAGATTGTTTGCGCGCCGGAAATTACACGTCGGCCGCGCAAAAAACAAAATGACGCGGTAGCTATTGACATGACTTTACGCCGTGGCTAATAATCTCGGTCATGAACGAACTTAAAGACTGGCTGGGACAAGCGCACGGGCGCCAAGTGCAGCTTGCCCGCCACCTGGGCGTGCAACCTCCGGTGGTCAATGCCTGGCTCAGCAGGCGCAAGCCCCTGCCTATGCGCCACGCCGCGCTTATCGAAGGCTTTACTGCTGGTGCGGTGACTCGCCAGCACCTGTTCCCGCAGGACTGGCGCCGCATCTGGCCAGAGCTGGCCGAGCAATCCACCGAAAAGGACGCCGCTTAAATGAACCTGCACACCGGAAAACTCGATAACCGCATCGAGACCAGTGTGACCGAGGCATTTGCCGACGCACTGGCCGCATGCGCTCACACCTTGAGCATCATCAAAGCAGACCTGGTGCGAGACATGATTTACCTGGGGTTTGCAGGCGAGACATATTCGCTTCATTTGGCCAAGGATAAAGACGCTAGTACGAAGGCGCTACTGGCGACCATGCGGGAGTCTTTTGGCAACGATGCTGGCCGGCCATGAGCGGCGCCGAACAGACAGGCGAAGAAATGCCTACCTCCTTTTCCTCCCCCACCGCCAATTGGCGCGCACATCAGCGTGCTGGCTCGATCTGTGCCGGCTGCCACTCCCCGGCCAACAACCAGCAGGCCGGGCCGGTGGTGGGGGGGTTTTTCTTGTGTTTTGGTGGCGGCTGGTGCGCTGCCTCTTTCGAGGGCTGAGCCATGAGCACGTTAGATACCCAAGGCGTGAAGCGCTACACAACTGGCGCGTTGCCTTTGAAGGACTCAGCCACGCGCGCCGATCGCGTGGAGCGGATGCTGGCGAACCACCAGCGCGGTGGTGGGCACAACATGACGGTGAGCGAGGTGTGCAAGGCGTTCAACGAGGCAGGGTTTATGCACCGGAAGACGCGCCGGCCGCTGGTGCTGTTCCCGAACAATGCCGAGGCTGCGTTGGGGTTGCTTGAAGGCGCGAAGCGCGTGGTGTGCGATCGCGAGAACAAGCGCCAGTGCACGGTCACCACGGTGCGGGTAAAGGTGTATTGGCTGCGCGAGCGCCAGGCGGAGATGGTGGCGTGAGCGCGCTGTCTTTGATGGCCCGCCCGGCCTCTTATGCGGCTGATGCTGCGCTGGCTCAGCAGGCTGAGCGATGCGGCGATCTGCTGATGTTGGCCATGGCCAATGAAGACCGCGAACTGGCGTTGATCTGGCAAGCCGCGATGTTTGGCATTGCCAAGCTGCGCCGATCGCGCCGGTTTGGCTTGGATACCCCATCTGGCGAGGTTAGCCATGGCGGGTGACTGGATCAAGATGCGCTGCAACCTCTGGGACCACCCTCGGGTGGCGCAGATCTGCGACGCAACCGACGTTGGTGAGGCGACGGTGGTGGGCGCGCTGTTTTGGCTGTGGTCTACCGCAGACCAGCACAGCGACGATGGTTTGCTGGTGGGCCTGTCGCTTCGGCAGATCGACCGCAAGACGGGTGTTCCGGGTTTTGGAGATGCTGTGGTGGCCGCCGGTTGGCTGGTCGCTGAGGGCGCCAATGTGCGGATACCAGAGTTTGAAGAACACAACGGGTCGAGTGCGAAAAAACGCATGCAAACCGCGAGACGTGTAGCTGCGCACAAAGCGGGTAACGCCGCCGATGTTGACGTGGGCGCCGTTGGCGGTGAGTCAGTAACGCACGAATTGACAGAAGGTAACGCAGTGAGCGTTACCAAAGCGTTAGCGGTGCGTGACCTAGAGAAGAGAAGAGAAGAGAAGAGAGAGGAAGGTAAACCTTCCGTCGCCAGGCCGGCTCTCGCCGCCCCGCCGACCGATGGCGCTGAGCGGTTGCCAGCATGCCCTGTTGCCCAGCTTGTCGAGCTGTACCACGAGGTTTTGCCCGAGCTGCCGCGCTGCCGGTTGATGCCCGAAGACCGCAGCAAGGCGATCAAGCGCCGCTGGTCGTGGGTGCTGACCTCGAAAAAGCCCGATGGCGTGAAGCGGGCGCAGACCTCAGCCGACGGCATGGCGTGGTTTCGGTCGTATTTCGAGCGGGCAAGGTGCTCGGATCACCTGATGGGCCGCGTGGTCCGTGCTGCGGGCCATGAGGGCTGGCAGTGCGATCTGGACTTTCTGCTGGGCGACAAGGGCATGAAAGCCGTGATCGAAAAAACGGAGGTAACCGCATGACCGCAACCACGAACCATGAGCTGCGCGAGTTGGCAGCACCGGAGGCTGAGGCCTCGATTGTTGGGGCGCTGCTGCTCGACGTTTCATCGCTCGATCGGGTGGTGGACTTGATCAAGCCGAGCGACTTCTACGACGATGTGCATGGCGAGGTCTATGGCGAAATCGTGCGCCAGCACATGGCGGGCAAGCCGGTTGATGTGGTGACGGTTTACCACGCCCTAAAGGGTCGGGTGGATCTGGTGACGCTACAGGGCCTGGCGCAGTTCGTGCCGAGTTCGGCGAATCTGCGCCGGTATGTGGAGCTGGTGGTGGAGCGCTCGCGCAGCCGCTCCCTGCTGGGTGTAAGTGAGCAGGTTGGTCTGCTGGCAATGGACCATGGCCGCTCGATTGAGGAGCGCGTGGACCAGGCGCAGGGTGAGCTGGTGAAGCTGCTGAGCGATGCGCCGCGCGACGAATGGGTGCCCGCGTATGACGGAATGGTGCTGCACAGCGATGTGCTGCAGGCGCGGTCTGACGGCAAAACGTCGGCCATGGCCACGGGCTTGCACGACCTGGACGAAATGCTTGAGGGTGGTGTGCGCCCGGGTGAGCTGGTGATCGTGGGGGCGCGCCCAAGCATGGGCAAGACAGCGCTTGCCATGACGATCGGGCTCAACATGGCGGCTGATTACTCGGTGGCGATGCTAAGCATGGAGATGCCACACGTTGAACTGCGCGACCGCATGACGGCGATGCTGGGCCGCGTGAGCCTGAGCAGTGTGAAGCGGCCCAGCAAGGGCAATGGGCTCGATTGGGGGCGCGTGCTGGATGGGGTTGAAAAGGCGAAGAGCCTGAACTTCTACGCGAGCGATCAGGGCGGGCTGAACATCAACCAGGTGAGAAGCAAGGCGCGCAATATCAAGCGGCTGCATGGGCTCAATGTGCTGCTGGTTGACTACATTGGGCTGATGTCTGGCACCGATGCGCGCCAGCCTCGCGTGTACCAGCTCGAAGAGATCAGCCGCGGCTTGAAGACGTTGGCTAAGGAGCTGGAAATCGCGGTGATCTGCCTGGCGCAGGTGAACCGCAAGGTGGAAGAGCGAGCCGACAGCACGCCCAGCCTGAGCGATCTGCGGGACTCGGGCGCGATTGAGCAAGACGCAGACGTGGTGCTGTTCGTGCACCGCCCGATTCAGGCGCGGCCCGACTGCGGAAGCGAGTTCTTGAACTACGCGAAGCTGAGCGTCAGCAAGAACCGCAACGGGCGCTGTGGTGTGCTGAGCCTGTTCTACCAAGGCGATCAGACACGGTTTGATGCGTGGTCGGGGCAGGCGCCATCGGGTCGCAGCACGGCGCATCGCGGGGGTGATCTGTGAGCACGTGCCTGACATGCCGTAACTGGACCAGCCAAGGCGTGCCTGCCTGGGCTGGCGAGCTGGGTCATGCCCTGTGCTCGCTCAAGCAGACGCGAGCGATCACGCTGGCGCACTGGGCTGCCTGCGATCTGTGGGCGGCCGTGGGCCCGGCCGATGTCGACAAGCGTGTTGTGTGGCTCCAGAAGCGCGGCGTTCCGGTGCTACAGCCGGAAGCTATTCAGAAGGTGATCGAGGTAGACCCCACCCCCCGTGTTGGGTCCTCCCCTCACCTATTGCATGCGGGTCATTCACATCGCGAGGATTCGCTAGTGCATGCGGTTGGTAAAGGGTGGACGGTTGACGGTGGACGGTGTACCGGAGTGGACGCAACGTGATGACCCAGAGCGATCTGGCTCGCGCACTCGGGCTGTCGAAGCAAGCCATCAGCAAGCTCAAAGGGCAGGGCATGCCGGTCGATTCGGTGGCCGCTGCCCAGGCGTGGCGCGAAGCGCGTCAGAACGTGGCGCAGCGCAAGCCCGCGCCCGACGCTGCCGCCGCAGCCAGCCGCCGAACCGACCCGATGCGCGACGAGCTTGGCGGCGATCGCCTGCGCCAGCGCGTGAGCGAAGCCGACCGCATAGCGGTTGGTGGCCGCCCGATGTTCGGTGGCAGCGGTGGCAGCTTCGACATGCCGCCCGACATCGGCATGGGCGAAGACCGCGACGAGGCCCGCACCCGCCGCGAAATTGCCGACGCCAACATCGCCGAAATGGAAGAGGCCCGCATGCGCCGCGAGCTGATCCGCGTATCTGCCGTGCAAGCGCAGATGTCGGTCGACTTCGCCACCACCCGCGATGCCCTGCTGCAGATCCCGGCACGCATGGGGCCGCTGCTGGCTGCCGAGAGCGACACCGCCAAGGTGCAAAACCTGCTGCATGCCGAGATCCACCAAGCACTGCTCGACCTGGCCGGTGCGTCCGACCGCGTTGAGCAAATTGAAGGAGCATTCGATTGACCGCACGCGACACCCCGGCCGATTGCGCCCGCGCCGCCGAGCTGGTGGCCGGTGCCAAGCGCCAGTTTTTCGCGCCCCCGCCGCGCATCGACACCGCCGAATGGGCTGCCCGCTTTCGCCACATTGCCAAAGGACCTGAGCGCGGCCCGTGGCGCAACGAGCGCACGCCCTACCTGGTCGAACCCATGCAATGCGCCAGCTCGCACCAGCCTTACGAGCGCGTCGTGCTGTGGTTCGCCACCCAGCTCGGCAAATCGGAGGTGCTTTACAACGCCGTCATGCAGCGGATCCACACCGACCCGCAAGACATGATGATGGTGCAGCCCACCTTGCAAGACGCGCAAGACCACAGCGCCCAGCGTTTCCTGCCCACCATCCTGCAGACGCCCGCCATGCACGGCAAGGTGGCGGTGCGCAAGAGCCGAGACGAATCCACCAGCTGGCGCAGCCGCAGTATTCAAGGCGGCTTCACGGTGTTCTTCGCCGGTGCCAACAGCGCGGCCTCGCTCGCGTCCAAGCCGCTGGGCTTTGCGGTGGCCGACGAAGTGGACAAGTGGCCCGCCGATGTCGACAACGAAGGCCCGCCGCTGGGTCTGCTGGAAGAGCGCATGAGCAACTTCAGCCGGCGCAAACTGATCATCGCCAGCACCTGCAACATCAAGGGCCAAAGCACCATCGAGCGCGAATACATGGCCAGCGACCGGCGCCAGTACCACGTGCCATGCCCGCATTGTGGCGAGTCTCAGGTGCTACTGTGGGGCGCCAAAGAAGCGTGGGGCATCAAGTGGCTCAAAGACGCCCAGGGCAAGGCCCGGCCCGAGACCACCGTTTACGTTTGCCGCCACTGTGGCGCGGCCATCGAAGAGCACCGCAAAGACTGCATGCTGCGCAGGGGCGTGTGGGTGCCCCAGGCGCCCGGCGCAGGGCAGGGCAAGCGCGCTGGCTTCTGGCTCAACAAGCTCTACAGCCCGCTCGGCTGGCGCAGCTGGGGCGACCTGGTGGAAGAGTGGGAGGGCGCGCAAGAGGCCCGGCGCGCAGGCAACAGCGCCCCGCTCAAAAAGTTCCTCAATAGCTCGCTGGCCGAGACATGGGAAGAGCAGGGCACCGGTGCCGACAGCAAGGCCCTGGCCGTGCGCGCCGAAGACTACCCGATGGGCGTCGTGCCCCGTGGTGGCCTCATGCTCGCCATGGGCGTGGACACCCAGCCCGACCGCTTGGAAGCCCGCGTCTACGCCTACGGCCGCGGTGAAGAAAGCTGGCTGGTCGACCGCCACATCATCTACGGCGACCCGAACCTAGACGAAAACACCGAGGGCAGCCCATGGACCCGCCTGACCGAAATCAGGCGCACCCCGCTGCACACCGCCACCGGTGCGCAGATGCCGATCGAAGCCACCGGCATCGACTCAGGCGGCCACAACACCCACGCCGTTTACGCCTACTGCCGCGCCCATGCCCACTCGGGCGTGCTCGCTGTCAAGGGCGCCAGCCAATACGGCCGACCCGTGCTCGGCAGGCCAAGCCAGGTTGATGTGAACTGGCGCGGCGCCACCCAGCGCGGCGGCGTGAAGCTGTGGCCCGTGGGCACCGACACCGCCAAACACCTGCTGTACGGCCGCATGCGCATCACCCAGGCCGGGCCGGGCTACGTGCATGTGCCCAAGGCCCTGATCGTCACCGACGAATTCGAGCAGATGACCGCCGCGCGCTTGCTGCCTGTGGTTGTGCAAGGCAAAGCCAGCATGCGCTGGATCACCCCGCAAGGGCACCGCGAAGAGGGCGGCGATTGCATGGTCTACGCCTACGCCGCAGCCTGCTACCTCGGCATTCAGACCTACCGAGACACCGGCTGGGCACGGCGCGAAGCCAAGTTTCAGCCTTCGGTGGATCTGTTCAGCGCACCAGCGGCTATGTCCGATCCTGTGATCGCTCCGCCGATCACCACAACCACCCCCGCCACGCGCCGCTCCCCACCGCGTGCCGCCCAACCTCGCTACTGGTGACCGCCATGAATTTGTTTTCTTTTAAGTATTTGCTGTCTGGTTTTTCAAGTGGTTGCCATGTGCCCAGTGAAGACAAACCAAGGATAAAAAAGAAGGGGAGGCTTTGGGTGTGTGTCGGACCAATCCCCGGTAGGTTCTTGGTTCCAAGAGGGTCGGTGTTGGCGCGCTATGGAGTAACCCCACAAATGGCTTATTCAGTCTGGAAAGAATCGGTGGACTCCCTAACATGAAAATCAACATCACCACCAACCTGCCCGAAGTGCGCCGCTCCCCACCGCGTGCCGCCCAACCTCGCTACTGGTAAACAAAATTGATCGGAAAAACTATGAAGCCTTTTATCGCAGCCGCCGGAGCATTTGCCGCAGTTCACACGCTGTTGTTTTGGCTTTTCTGGGCTGGTGGGTTTGATTTTTCTGAGCGTGGGGGAACGCTTTTGGCGTTTGCTTATCTGGGCCTTGCATTCGGCGGCACGGCAGCTGTTATTGCGTATTTGAACACCAAGGACTGACATGCAAATCAACATCACCACCAACCTCGAAGAAGTGCGCGCCGCCATCGCGCAGTACGGCAACCAGGCCCGCTTCGCTGCCTCGCAAGCCCTGAACCGCACCGCCAAAGATCTCCAGCAAGCCATCCCCGCAGAACTGAGCCGCGTGCTCGACAACCCCACCACATTCACCACCCGAAACAGCACCTATCTAACGCCCGCCAAGAAAAACAATTTAGAGGCCACAGTTGGATTCAAAGACCGCCAGGCCCGCTACATGGCGCTTCAGATCGCCGGTGGCCGGCGCGCGCCCGGCCCTGCTGGCATCAAGCTGCCCGGCAACATTCAACTCAACGGGTTCGGAAACATTCCCAAGGGCACCATTGCCCGGCTCAAGGCGGCGGCAAAAAGCGGCAGCCTTGGCGGCGCGCTTGCCAGGCGCATAAACGCCAGCGGCAAGGGAGCGGTACAGCTTTTCTACGGCATCCCGCAAGGCAAGGGCTGGAACAAAGCGCCCATGGGTATATGGCGCCGCGAGCCATCCAGCACGCCAGGTGGCAAGGGAAAGCTGGTTCCGGTGATCGTGTTCAGCAAGACGCCCGCCACCTACAAAGCCAAGTTCAATTTTGAAGGCCTGGCCAAGACCACCACAAACGCCAAGTTTGCCGGCCACTTCAACACCGCGCTCGCCGCCGCCCTCGCCAGCGCCCGCTGATCCCAAGCCCACCACCGACCGCCCATGATCGAAACCACCAAAAGCCGAAAAGCCGAGCAACAACAGGGCGACGTGTTTGTGGGGCAGTCCACCAGCTACACCCGCCCCGAGCCCGATCTGGTCACCGCCATTTTTGATCTGCTGTGCGAGTCAGGCGGCATCGCACCCCAGGCGCGCGAAGAGCACGAGGATGCGGTGCGCCACCAGCTGCTGGGCCTGCGCGGCACCGTCACCAACCGGCCCAACAGCGCCGCCATGGCCCGCAAGGCGCTGGCCTTGTTCAACGGGCGCAACGCCCGCGAAGTCGCGCGCCGCCTGGGCATCAGTCGGCCGCACGTTTACCGTCTTTTAAAGCAGCCGGGGGGAAGCGTGTGAAGTCCATTGCCGGAACCCTCGCCGCCCCGTTCCCCTGGTTCGGTGGCAAGTCCAACGCTTGCGAGCCGGTTTGGGCTGCATTCGGCGTGGTCGACAACTACGTCGAACCCTTCGCCGGGTCTGCCGCCATGCTGCTCGGAGCGCCCGATGGCAAGCGGGTAGAGACCATCAACGACTTCGACGGCTTCGTGGCGAACTTCTGGCGCGCGATCGCCGCCGACCCCGATGCCGTGGCGCACCATGCCGACTGGCCATGCAACGAGGTCGACCTGTTCGCCCGCCATTCGTGGCTGGTGCGCCAGCGCGACAGCCTGACCACACAGCTACACGCCGACCCCGCTTGGTTCGACGCCAAGATTGCCGGGTGGTGGTGCTGGGGTTCGTGCAACTGGATCGGCTCAGGCTGGTGCAGCGGCACCGGCCCATGGGTTCACGATGGCGAGACATTGGTGAATGCCCGCCAACTCCCGCACCTGGGCGACGCCGGGCAGGGCATCAACCGCCAACTCCCGCACCTGGGCGACGCCGGGCAGGGCATCAACCGCAGCACGCAGCAGCCGCGCCGCGCTTACATCGAGGAATGGTTTGGCCTGTTGCACCAGCGCCTGCGCGATGTGCGCGTGGCCTGCGGCAATTGGGCGCGCGTGTGCAAAGACAGCGTGACCACGCGCCACGGCCTGACCGCTGTTTTTCTCGACCCGCCCTATGCCAAGGGGGCCATGGACTACAGCGCGGGAGGCATGGGCCTGGGCATTGCCGAGGCGGTGCGCGCCTGGTGTGTGGACAACGGCGCCGACAAAAAGCTGCGCATCGTGCTGTGCGGCCACGCGGGCGAGCACGACGCGCTGCTGGCCCACGGCTGGCACACCCGCGACTGGACCGCGCGCAAGGGCTACGCCCTGACCGAAGAGGCGGTGGGCAATTCGGCCAGCGAAACGATCTGGTGCAGCCCGCATTGCGTATCGGCTGAAAAGGTGCGCGGCCTGTTTGACGAGCTGGAGGCGGCCTGAGCCTTTGAGGTTTTGCGCGCCAGCTTGGCGGCTGCTGCTTTGATCGCCAGGTGCAGCTCGGGCGCCGCAAAGATGCCGCGCACCTCGGGTAGATTGGCATCCGCTTTGCGGGCCCGGTAGGCCGCCTGACGCTCGGTATTGGTCTTCGCGGTCATACCGAATCGTACCCAGCGCGCATCAACATACCGGCTTCGCGGTTGGTGCTGGGCACCCAGAAGTAACCGTCATCGCCCATCAACACGGGAACCCAATACACCTGGTGCATGGCCGCGCTTTGCGCGAATTCCAGGTGTTTGAATTTGCGGCAGTTGCGAAGGGCGATTTTCATTTTTTTCTCCGGGGTGGCTGGTTGGTGTGAATGAATCATACCATCGTTACGCGTAACGTCAACAGATAAACAAGCCAGCCGACAAACGGTAAGCGCGCCCACACCCCCAAAACAGTCGCAGCCCTGCCAGCAATGCGACACCGTGCGCGGGAACATCCGCGCCTATGGCATTCACATCATCGGACCTCGCCGCAGTTGACGCGGCCATTGCAAGCGGCGAGCTCACCGTCAGCCACAACGGGCGCACGGTCACCTATCGCAGCATGGGCGACCTGCTCAAGGCCAAGGAAACCATCCAAGCCGAAATTGCTGCCGCTCAGCCCGGGCGCACCGCGCGCACCGGCTATTTCAGCTTCGCCACCTCGCGTGAACGCTACTGATGGCCGACAAAAAAGCGGCCATGACCCGCAACGTTGTTGATCGCGTGGTGGGCTACTTTGCCCCGCGCGCTGGCCTCATGCGCGCTGTTGCGCGCGAGCAGCTGACCCGGGCTTATGAGGGCGCCAGTCGGCGCGATGGCTGGGCGCCCCGGCGCCCAGGCGCCAGTGCCAACACCGACCACATGGGCGACGGCGCCGAGCTGCGCATTCGCGCCCGCTCGCTGGTGCAAAACGTGCCCTATGTCTCGCGCGCCATCGAGTCGCTCGTGTCGTACACCGTGGGCACCGGCATCTCTCCGCGCAGCCTGGCCGACACCGCTGCTGCGCGCCAGCGCGTTGACAAGCTGTGGGACCAGTGGGCCGAGGTGGCCGACGCCGATGGCCTGAGCGACTTTTACGGCCTGCAGGCCCGCGCCTACCGGGCCATGGAGGTTGACGGCGAGGTGCTGGTGCGCATTCGACCGCGTGCCCCCGCCGACGGCCTGCCTGTGCCCATGCAACTTCAGGTGATCGAAATTGACTGGCTCGACAGCAGCAAAAACGGCACCGCGGGCGGCAACACCATCGTCAACGGCATCGAATGCGACCCACTGGGCCGCATCGTCAATTACTGGCTGTATGACCGCCACCCCGGCGAGATCACAACCGCTGTGCGCCGCGCTGGAACCTACAGCCGCCCGGTGCCCGCCACCCGAATCATTCACCTCTTCCGGCCCGACCGGCCGGGCCAGCAGCGCGGTTTCTCGCGCTTGTCGCCGGTGATTTCGCGCGTGCGAGACCTTCAGTTGTACGAAGACGCCGAGTTGCAGCGCAAGAACCTGGAGACCCGCCTGGCCGTGCTGGCCACCGGCGATCTGAGCGCCATGCAAGGCCCAGGCCCTGGTGGCGAAGACTCAAGCGACCCGAAAGAGCTGGGCCAGCTCGCGAGTGGCGGCATCACAATGATCCCGCCCGGCATGACGCTCACCGTGGTCGAGCCCAAGGTCGCGCCCGGTTACGTCGAATACGTGAAAGAGCAGAAGCACACCATCGCGGCCGGCATCGGCGTGACATACGAAATGGCCACGGGCGATATGTCTGGCACCAATTTCAGCAGCGCCCGCGTGGCGTTGATTGACTTTCGTCGATCGGTCGAGCAGGTGCAGTTTCTGCTGGTCATCCCCGTTTTGTGCCGGCGCGTCTGGCGCGAGTGGGTTGACGCTGCTGTGCTCAGCGGCGCCATGCCCCAGGCCGAATACGCGGTCGACTGGTGCACCCCGAAGTGGGACTACGTGAACCCGCTGCAGGAAGTGAACGCAGACAACGCGGAAGTGCAGGGCGGCCTGTGCTCCATCAGCGAAAAGCTGCGCCGCCGTGGATACAAACCCGACCTCGTTTTTGCGGAAATCAAGAGCGACATGGAGCGCCTGGCCTCAGACGGAACCCTGGCCTATCTGCTGGCCATGAAGAGCGGCAACGTGGCCGCCGTCATGCCCGCAGAAGACGCGCCGCCCCCGAAATAGTCGCAGCCCTGCCAGCAATGCGACACCAACCCAAACAACATCCCACCCCATGCCCCACCCTGTAACCCAGCCGAGCCCGGCCATCGAGACCGCAGACCTGCCCACGCAGATCCGCGCAGCGCAGATTCAGCCAGCCACATTCGATGAGGCCGCGCGCACGGTCGAGGTGGTGTTCACCACCGGCGCCCGCGTTCGCCGCTACGACTACATGCGCGATCGCCTGTACGACGAAGAGCTCGAGGTGAGTGATTCGGCTGTGAACATGAGCCGAATGGCAGCCGGTGCTAGCGTGCTCGACACCCACGGCCAATACCAGCTGCGCGACGTGATTGGCGTTGTCGAACGCGCATGGATAGCGGGCACCGAAGGCCGCGCCATGGTGCGCCTGAGCGAGCGCCCTGAGCTCGCGGGCATCGTGGCCGACATTCGCTCTGGCGTCATCCGCCACATCAGCGCGGGCTACACCGTTGAGCGTATGGAAATGACGCCGCCCGAGCAGCGCACCGACGGCGGTGCCAATTGGCTCTACCGCGCTGTCAGCTGGACGCCCGCCGAAATCTCCTTTGTTCCCGTTCCTGCGGACGCCGGTAGTGGCACCCGCTCGCAACCCTCAACAGGCGCCACGCCTTGCGAGTTCGTCACCCGGGCAGCCGCCCAAACCACTCCGAAAGAAACCATGCCCCAAGCAAACGAACAGGGCGGCACCCCCACCACGGCCGCCGTCACCCCTGCCACCGAAACCCGAGCAGCCGCACCCGAGGCAGCTGCCGCACCGGCGGTTGATCTGCAGGCCCGCGCCGCCGACATCAGCGAGCTGTGCGCCCGCCACGGCGTGCCCGCCCTGGCCGCTGGCCTCATTCGATCCGGCGCCGATGTGAGCGCCGCTCGATCCGCTGTGCTAGACGAGCTGGCCCGCGTTGACGCAGCCGCTGGTGGGCACCGCAACTCAGCACCCCGCATCGAGACCGTGCGCGACCAGCACACCACCCGCATGGCCGGCATTGAGCAAGCCATGATGCACCGCATCAGCCCAAGCGCTCAAATGGACGACAACGGCCGCCAGTACCGGGGCATGAGCCTGCTCGAAATCGGGCGCGAAATGCTGGAGGGCAGCAGCGTCAACACGCGCGGCATGGCGCGCAACGAAATTGCCAGCGGCATGATTCAGGTGCGCAGCGGCGGCATGCACACCACGTCAGACTTCGCCAGCCTGCTGGGCAGCGTGGCCAACCGGCGCCTGCGCGCCGCCTACGAAGAAAGCGCCAGCACGTACCAGGCCTGGGCTCGCCGCGCCCCAAACGCACCCGACACCCGAAACATCAACGTGATGCAGCTCTCGGGCGCACCCGATCTGATGCAGGTCAACGAAGCCGGTGAATACACCTACGGCACCTTGGTCGACGGCGCGGTCAGCTACAAGGTAGTCAAGTACGGGCGCATTGTGTCGTTGACCGAAGAGGCCATCATCAACGACGACCTGAACGGCTTTGACCGGCTGCTGAGCGCCTTTGGTTTCTCTGCCTCGCGCCTGGAAAACCGCCTGGCATACGCCCAGCTGGTTGGCGTCGACTACAGCGCACCCAACGGCAACCTGCAAACCGGCGCACCTTCTGCACTGCAGGCCAGTTCTTTGGCTGTCGCGCGCACTGCCATGCGCAAGCAAAAAGGCCTAGGCAACGAGCTGCTGAACCTGGCACCCGCTTACCTGATCGTGCCGGTTTCGCTTGAGCAAACCGCCTACCAGCTCACCAGCACGAACTTTGTGCCGGCCACCGTGGGCGCGATCAACGAGTTCCGAGCCGGTGGTCGCACCGCTGTGGAGCCCATCGTCGAGCCGATTCTGGACGAAACGAGCGCCACATCTTGGTACGCCGCCGCCTCCAGCGGTGCGGTTGATACCGTCGAATATTGCTACCTCGAGGGCGCAGAAGGCCCCACGGTCACCAGCAAAAGCGGCTGGGAAGTCGACGGCGTCGACATCAAGTGCAAGCTGTGGTTTGCCGCCAAAGCGGTCGACTTCCGTGGCCTGCACAAGGCCAACGGCGCCTGATTGCCTGCAGAGACTGGCACCGCGCCGGTCTCTGTGATCCACCCCAAATCACACGAGAAACACCCCCATGCGAAACTTTGTACAGACGGGCAACACGCTCACCATCACCCCCAACGTGGCCGTGGCCTCTGGCGTCGGCTTCCTGGCCGGCGCGGGCCTATTTGGCGTTGCCACCGCAGCCGTGGCCAGCGACACCCCTGGCGAATTTATCACCGAAGGCGTCGTGGACATTGCCAAGACCAGCGCCCTGGCCATCGCTGTCGGCGCGCGGGTGTTTTGGATCCCCGGCAGTGCTGCTGTCAACGTCACCGCAGCTTCGCAGGTGTGCGTCGGCATTGCAGTGGCTGCAGCCGCCAATCCATCGCCCACGGTGAAGATCAAGCTGGGCAGCTACCTGCCAGCAGGCACCTAACCGCGCGCTGCGTCAACCAGGCATCGCCATGCTCGCCCCCTTTGCCGCCATCGAACAGCGCGTAAACGATGCGACCATGCGGCGCCTGTCCAACGCGCAGGCCACCGCCAACACCAAGTTCGGCGAGGTGATCACGTTGCCGGTCATCTTCGACAACGGCTATGAGCCCGCCCTCGGCGGCTTCGCCGAGTCCAGCGGGCCCACCGCCCTGGTGCAAAGCGCGCTGTTGCAAGACCTCGTGCACGGCAGCCAGATCAACATCAACGCGCGCACCTGGGCCATTGTGGAGATCCAGCCAGATGGCACCGGAATGACCCGGCTTGTGCTGGAAAAGGCCGCCTGATGGCCACCGTTTTTGCCCAGATCACAGGCGCCATCGTCGCCGCGCTGGCCGCCTCGCCTGCTGTGTCTGCGCAGATTCACCGCAGCCGGGTTCGGCCAATCTCTGCTGACTGGACCACCGCCGTGGTAGTCACCCCGCAAAGCGCCGAGCTTGAACGCCTGGCCATTCGGGGCGCCCCCATCAACCTCGAATCGCAGATTGAAGTGGTTTGCTTTGCCCGCGCTGCGCCTGGGCAGTCGCCAGATGTGGCGGTTGATGTGCTGCTGTCTGCGGTGTATGCCCGCCTGGTGGCAGACCCAACGCTCGGCGGGCTGGCGCTCGATCTGGCGCCGGCCCGAATCTCTTACGAATTCGATGCAGAGGCCGAGCAGGTGGCCAGCGTCACCCTCGCCCTGACCGTGCAGCACCAGGCTGCCGCCCTCACTCTGGATCCACCATGACCCGCTACATCAGAAACACAGCCATATTGGCCAAGATCGAAACCACCGAGGGCACAGACTCGGTGCCCACCGGCGCGGCCAACGCGCTGTTGGTGTCCGACGTGTCTATCAACGCGCTCAACGCGCAAAACGTCGATCGCGATCTGCTTCGGCCATTTTTCGGCGGCAACGAGCAGCTGGCTGGCCCGTCGTTCAAAGAGGTCAGCTTCACGGTGGAGCTGGCTGGCAGCGGCACCGCTGGCACAGCGCCCGCCTGGGGTCCTCTGGTCGAGGCCTGTGGCTTCGTTGGCAGCGGCGCAGCAGGCTTTCGCCAGTTTGCCCCTGGCAGCCCGGCAAGCCAGAAGAGCTGCAGCATCTATTATTTTGATGACGGTGTGCGCCACCGGCTCCTCGGCGCAAAAGGCACCTTCACCCTGGGCGCTGGCGTCGGGGACCGGCCTACGCTTGCCTTCACTTTCCAGGGCCTGGATGGCGGCGACACCGCAGTGAGCAACCCTGCGGTAACCCTCACAGCCTTCCGCGCACCACTTGTCATCACCGACGCCAACACCGGCGATTTACGCATGGGCGGCACCTACGCCACGGGCGCTGTCACCAGCGGCACGGCCTACACCTCGCGCGGGCTTGAGCTCAGCCTGGGGAATACCGTCTCGTTCACGCCCTTGCTTGGCGGGGAGTTCATCGACCTGTCGGCCCGCGCTGTCACCGGCACGATCCAGATGGACCTCACCGCCATCGAGCAGGTGGCGCTGATGACCGCTGTGAAATCCAACGCCCTCAGCTCCATGAGCCTTGAGCACGGCAGCGCGGCGGGCACCATCGTGGGCGTGTTCATGGCCGCTGTGCAGCTGAGCAACCCAACCCAGCAAGAGGTCAACGGCCGGCGCTTGATCGGGTTTGAGCTGGGCAGCGTGCCCCTGGCCGGCAACGACGACCTGATCATCTACACCAAGTAAGGCGCGCGCATGTTCAACCTTACCCCCGCGCCCACCTTCAAAGCCGCCATCGGCTTGTCTGTGCCCGGCGTTTCCCAGCCGCTTGAAGTCACCTTCACCTTCCGCCACAAAACCCGCACAGCGGTGGTCAAGTGGACCGAAGCCTATGTGGCAGACCCAAGCGCCGAAACGCTGAAGCAAGTAATTGCCGACTGGGATTTGCGCAAAGACGGCGAGCCTGTGCCCTACAGCTTCGCCGCGCTGGCCGAGCTGCTGGAGGCCTACACCCCCGCCCGCCTCGAGATCAGCGACGGCTATTTGCTCGAGTTGACCAGGGCCAAACGAAAAAACTCATAGAGGCTGCCAACCGGCTGATCAACGGATGTACCGACACCCAAACTCAGAAAACCGCGCTGGCAGCCTTCGGACTGAAACCCGAGGCGCCGCTGGCCGCGCCCCCGCTCAACCTGTGGCCGGAGCACTGGCCAGCGGTGCGCCTCTTTGCAGCCGCATCCACGCAGATGAATGTGGGCATGAGCGGCGTGGTGGGCCTGCGCTACGAGGCGCTGGGCGTGCTGCGCGAAGCACACGGCATCCCACCTGCCGATTGGCCCGAGGTGTTCGACGCCCTACAGGTGATCGAGCGGCGCGCGCTGGAGCTGTGGCGCGAGCAAGCCAACCGCAAGAGGTGACACATGCTGCTCGGTAACGCTTCCTCACAAGCCCGGATTCGGATCACCGCCGAAGACCGCACCGCCGCCGGCCTCAACTCTGTGCAGAGAAACCTCGGCGGCGTGGGCGCGGCTGCGCGAAATGTTGCTGGGTTGATCACTGGCATTGGCGCCACAGCAGCCCTTTTGGCAATCAAAAACGTGGTGCGCAGCACCGCCGATTACGCCGATGAGATGACCAAGCTGGGGCAGCGCGCCGGTGTCACCACCGAGGCCATCAGCGCACTGGCCTTCGCCGCGCGCCTCAACGATGTGGACAACAACACCCTGGCTCGTGGGCTGCGCGAGCTTGGCAAAGACGCCGCAGACGGCGGCAAGAAGCTGGCCGAGCTTGGCATTGCCATCAACGACGCCGGCGGCAAAGCCAAAACGAGCGACGCACTGCTGCTTGAGTTTGCTGATGTCATCGCCAGTATTGAAGAGCCCGCCAAACGCGCAGCAGCAGCCTCTAAGCTGCTCGGCGAGCGCGCCGGCCCCGAGTTGATCCCGCTTCTCGCCGGTGGCTCTGCTGCCCTGATCGCGGCCAGGCTTGAGGCTGAAAAATTCGGCCAGGTCATCAGCACAGACATTGGCCTCGCCGCGGTCGAATTCAACGACAACCTCACCCGCATTGGTGAAGCCGCCAGCGGGCTGGGCATCAAAATCGCAAACAACCTGTTGCCGGTGTTGAATGAGGCGCTGAAAGCGCTTCTCGCCCTGCCGGAAAAGGTGTCTCTGGCGGGTTTGGCGTCAGATGTGCTGTCTCTGGACAAGCAACTCAAAGCGCTTGAAAGCCGCAAGGCCGGGCCCTTCAACTTTGCGGGCAACCTTCAAGAGCAGATAGCCAGCACCAAAAAGCAACTGGCCGAGGCCCGGCAGGTATTCAACGCAGCAGACACCGGGCGCCCAGCGTCTGCCGGTGGCGGGCGTGGGTTTCTGAACCCTGCGCTTGCCGTGCCCACACCTGTGGCGCCCATCACAGACCAAGAAAAAAAGAGGCTGGCTGAAGAGGAAAAACGGCAGCGGGAAGCGGCGCAGCGCCTGTTTGCCGAATCCAAAAAAACAGAAGAGGACTTTCAGGTTTTTCTACGCGGCTTTGACAACGCCTCGTTTGACTACAAATCGAATCTAAACAGCAAACTGCTCAGCGAAAAAGAGCAGCAGGAAGCCGATCACCAAGACTTTCTGCGCGGCTTCGACGACGCCCGGTATGACTACCTGGCAGACAGAAACGAAAAGCGCCTGCAAGCAGAAGCCGACGCAGCCAGAGCCAACGAGCTGGCCATTCAAGACTTTAGCCAAACGCTGTATGGCGATGTCAAGGGCGCCCTGAGCGACGCATTTCGAGACACCAAAGACCCGATCCGAGCCTTTGGCGATGCGCTGGCCAATGTGGTTTTTACCCGCGTGAGCAGCGGCTTGGCTACATCAATTGCCGACGGCCTGCTGGGCAAGGCTGGTGTAGGTGGTGGCATCTTGAGTGGCCTAACCAGCAAGCTTTTCAGCTTTGACGGTGGCGGCTACACCGGAGCCGGCCCGCGCTCGGGCGGCATGGACGGGCGCGGCGGCTTCATGGCCATGGTGCACCCCAACGAGACGGTGGTGGATCACACCAAAGGCCAGCGAGCCGGCGGCACCGTCTACAACATCACGATCCCGACCTCAATCGGCGACATTTCCAGCAAAGCCGATGTGGTGGCCGGCATGCAGACTGTGCGCGCGCAGATTTTGGGTGAGCTACAGCGCAGCTCACGCTACGGTGGGGCCATGGCATGAGCTTGGTTGTCTACCCCGTGGCCAGCGACAGCCGGGCGTTCTTGCCCGCCGCGTTTTCGATTGCGTTGCAAACGAACCAGCGCGCGTTCGCCTCGCCCTTTGGTGGCTCTGAGCAGGTCACCGACATGCTCAACGACCGCTGGAGCTGCACGCTTGATCTGCCGCCCACCGAGCACAACCGCGCGGCGAAGCGAGAAGCCTTTGTCGAAGCCATGCGCGGCCAAGCAAACCACACCGAGCTGTACCACTTCGGGCGACCACAGCCGCTGGGCACAGCGCAAAGCAGCGCGGGCCTGGTGATCGCAGCCGCGCAAGGCGCCGCCACTTTGCAGATCGCCACCGCCGCAGGCGCCACCCTGCTGGCGGGCGACATGCTGGGCGTTGATGGCCTGCTGCTGCGCTGCGCGGCAGACTGCACAGCGAACAGCAACGGCCTGCTGACCGTGCCGCTCACCAACCGCTTGCGCCGCGCCGTGCCCGGTCTTGCTCGCGCCAGCACTGCAACCTTTATTGATGACGATGGTGTGGTGCACACGGCAGGGGTGAATGTGCCGAGGTATCAAGGCGGGCAGTTGCTGGTGGAGGAAGCTCGGACGAATCTTCTGCCGCGCAGCATTCCTGATGCTCCAATACCCACAGGCTTTACTGTTGGATTTGGCACGGGGACTTTCAGCACAGAACTTGTTCCCGGCGTTGGGCAATTGACAGGATCACAGAGTCTAATTAAGCATACGCAAAGTGTGTTGGGGCGCTCATACTTAAGCTTAGGTTTGAATTTAGCAGCCAATACAACCTATACAGTGTCAGTATTTTTTGATAAAGACAATACATTAATTACGTCAGGGGCATCAACGGTGCTAGCTGTTGCTGGGTTAGCTGATGCAACAGGAGTACTTTCCCTGGATGCGACACAAATTGTAGCAACAGGGATGTACTCTATTACATTTATAACAGGACCAACTAGTGGGGGTTCTATTAGATTTGGGGTGGGCACTTTTGGAAATGCCACCGGCGCTGCTACTTTTGGAGCTTGGCAGTTGGAACTAGGCTCTTTCCCCACCAGCTACATCCCCACCACCACAGCCTCCGTCACCCGCGCCGCAGACATCGTGCGCCCGGTCACGCTTGACCGCCCGACCGCGCCGTTTCGCCTCGCCAGCACCCCGGCGGTACGCTACGTGGGCGGCTATGCCGAGGGCGTGACGCTTGATTTTGTCGAGCGGGTGATCTGATGCGCAGCCTATCCTCCCCCACCCTGGCCGCGCTGGCACAGCCCGAGGTGATGCTGGTGCAATTGATCCTGCTGCAATTCCCCGGCGGTACGCTTGCGCTAAATTCAAGCAACTGGAATCTGACCTGGGACGGCATCATTTACCAAGGCGCATCGGGCCTAGGCGACATATCTGCCATTGAAGACAGCCCCGGCGAAGTCAAAGGCCTGCAATTCACCCTGTCGGGCGCGTCTGCCGCGTCTATTTCGCTGGCTTTGGACGATGCGAGCGAATGGCCCGGCACACCCATCACGATCCGCACCGCGGTGCTCAGCGCCGCAACCGGGCAGATCGTTGATGCACCACTTGACTGGGTGGGCCGTGGCGACACCATGGGCATCAGCGAGGACGGCGACACCTGCCGCGTAACCGCCACGGCCGAGAGCACCGCTGTGGATCTGCTGCGCGGCAGCCCGCTCACCACGAGCCATGCCGACCAGCAGAGCGTAAGCCCTGGCGATCGGGCGTTTGCATACGTGGCATCGCAGGCCGACCAGCCTGTTGTGTGGCCCAGCCGAGAGTGGTTCCTGCGCTAAATCATCATGATTAAAGACACACTTGTTCGTCTTCCCACTTGGCAAACCCGGTTCGCACTGCTTTGCATCGAGCGGCGCGTGCGCGCTTTCAAGTGGGGCGCACACGACTGCTGCCTGTGGGCCGCCGATACCGTGAACACGCTCACCGGGCAAGACTTCGCCGCCGATCTGCGCGGCACCTACGCCACCGCCGCCGAGGCTTCGCGTGTGCTCAAAAAGCTGGCCGGCGTGCGCGGCATAGCCACCGCAGCGCTTGGCGCCAGCGTGGCCCCGGCCTTCGCGGCTGTGGGCGACATTGTGCTGATGGAGCAAGACGGGCGCGAGCTGCTGGCAGTGTGCAACGGGCTGGAGGCGCTGTGTGCCGGTGACGCCGGGCTGGCCTCCATTTCCATGCAACAGGCCATCGCGGTCTGGAAGGTTTAGGCCATGCCTAGCTTCATTGTTGCCGGTATTTCTTCTGCACTTGTGGCCGCTGGCGCGAGCATCATCACGGTCACGTTTTACGCCACCGCGATTTTTAACGGCGCGCTGCTGCTAGGCTCCATGGCGCTCTCCAGCAGCGCAAAGCGCAAAGCCGAGCGCCAGGCCCGCGCGCAGTACAACGCCGCGCAGGTGGACCGCCTGGCCAACTTCCCCGCCACCGTGGCGCCGCGAGAGCTGGTGCTGGGCCGCGTGCGCAAGGGTGGCCATGTGTTCTTTCGTGGTTCGGTCGGCTCGCAGCGCGAAAAGTTCGTGATGCTGATCGCCATTGCCGGGCATGAGATTGATGCTGTCGAGCAAATCTGGCTTAACGATGTCGCTGTGACGCTGGATGCGGACGGCTGGGTGCAGACCGAGCCCTACCTGTTGTCTCGCACCGAAAGCGGCTCCATCGCAGGCACTGTGGCGCCATCCAATGCAATTCCGGGCAGCGTGCGCAGGAACACCTATTACCGGAGAGGCGATGGGGGTGGGGGTCAATTAACCACCTCATATCAATATCTGGTTTTCACCTCCAAGGCCAGGATCACCATCTACCGGGGCGCCCCAGGTCAAACCGCCGACGCAGGCGTAATTGCCGACTTCCCCAGCCTGTGGACCAGCGCCCACCGCGCTGATGGCATCGCATACCTCAAGTGCGAATTTTTCTACGACGAAACGGCCTTTCCCAGCGGATTGCCCAACGTCACAGCCACCATTCGCGGCGCGCGCTGCTTTGACCCGCGCAACGGCAGTACCGTCTGGACGCAAAACCCCGCGCTGCAGCAGCGCCACATCCTCACCCACCCCTATTTCGGCAAGCACCCAAGCCTGAGCGCCGCAGAAAACGCGCGCATCACAGCCGCTGCCAACGCGTGTGACATCGCGCACAACTATGGCGACGGTGCCGTGCCCATGTACCGCAGCAGCATCGTGATGCCGTACGGCACCGCTGCGCGCGACGGCCTGGACGATCTGGCGCAGGCCATGGCCGGGCAGTGGGCCTACGCCGGGGGCGAGTTTTTTGTGCGCGCCGGAGTCTACGGTGCCCCAGTCATGGCGCTGACCGAGGCCGATCTGGCCACCGTTACCCGTGATGCATCTGGCTCGCAAGGCCAGCAAGCGATCAGCATCAGCACCCACGCGCCACGGGCCGATCGGTTCAACAGCGTTAATGTGCGCATCTGGGACGAAGCGCAGGGATACAAGCAAGTTACGCTCGCTCCGGTCAAAGGTGCCGCGCTGATCGCTGCTGACGGCGTTGAGCTAGTGCAAGAAATCGAAATGCAGGGCGTGTTTTTTGCGCAGCAGGCGCAGCATATCGCAGGTGTTTTGATGCGCGACTCACGCGACCCGCTCACGCTCACAGCTGCATTCAAGCTGCGCGCCTACCCGCTAGACTTGTTCGACACCATCACCCTCACGGTGCCGCGCTACGGCTTCGCGGCCAAAGAATTTATGGTGCTTGGCAGGCAGTGGACTCTCGGTGGCATGGTGCAATTGCAGCTCAAGGAAACCGCAGCTGCGATATTCCAGCCCAATGCCGCGTTTGTGGCCAGCGGCTATGCAGACAACACCTCCCTGCCCCGCCCGTGGGACATTGACCCACCAACCAGCCTATCTGCCGTCAGCGGCACCGCAGAGCTGATTCGCCAGGCAGACGGCACCATCATCAGCCGCGTGCGCGTGAGCTGGCCCGCGCTGCTGGATGCGGGCGTGCTCGATTCGGGCAGTGTCGAAGTGCAGTGGGCAGTGGCCGCACCTGTGTTGCAGTGGCAGTCTGTCTCCACCAGCGGGCGCGACACCCAGGCCGTGCTGAACAACGCGCCTGATGGGCAAACCGTCATCATCCGCGCGCGCACCCGCACCACCCTGGCTGTGAGCGATTGGGGCGCGCAGATCGCGCATGTGGTGGTGGGCAAGACCGAGCCGCCGACAAATGTTGCGTCGGTAGCCACCCGCTACAACGCGCAGTCAAAAACGCTTGATTTGGTGTGGACCGAGATTCCAGACGCAGACATTGGCTATTACGAAGTGCGCACCAGCGATAGCGGATGGGGCAGCGAGGGCGCGCAGTTCAGCGGATTGGCTCTTTCGTGCGAGTTGCCTCCGATTGCCGCAACTTGGTTTGTGCGCGCGTTTGATACCAGCGGATTGTTTAGCGCCGCCTCGGCATCGGTCAGCTACTCACCACTGATTGTTCCCGCTGTCGCCGGCATCACGCACAGCTTTGCCGACACCAGCCTGACATCGGCCACCATCACGCTGCGCTGGACAGGCGTGGACCCGGCGTTTGGCCTTGGCGGCTACATCGTGTCCTACGATGGCTCTACGGCCCGCACCACCAGCGCCGACTTCATCGAGCTTCCCGCCGACTGGGTGGGCAACCGCACATTCAGCATCGTGACGGTTGACCGATTTGGCGCCACCAGCGAGCCGACTTCTTACCCGGCTACCAAGCTGGCCCCGGCGCCGGTGACGAATTTCCGAGCCCAAGTGATCGACAACACCGTGCTCCTCTACTGGAACCTACCAGCTCGCACCAGCCTGCCGGTCGCTCACGTTTTGCTTAAGAAAGGTGCAACCTGGGCCACAGCGACCCTGATCGGCACCAAAGATGGCGGCTTCACCACGATCTCTGAACTTGTAGGTGGCAACTACACCTACTGGATTGCCACGATCGACACCGACGACAACGAGTCGGACCCGGTGGCACTGGTCACCTCTGTGTCGCAGCCGCCTGACTTTGTGTTTAACGCGGCATATGTGTGGAGCCGATCAGGGTCACGCTCCAATGCCTTTACCGACGCCAGCCGCGCGGTGCTGCCTGTCAACACCACCGAGACATGGACCCAGCACTTTGTCAACAACGGCTGGTCTTCGCCGCAAGCGCAAATCAACGCCGGGCGACCGATCTACGCCCAGCCCGGCCTAAATACTGGCTTTTACGAAGAGACATTCGACTATGGCGTGCCACTGGCTTCATCAAGCGTCACGGTTAACTTTGACAGCAGCGCGGTAGCAGGCACATCAAATATTGTGCCAACGATAAGCACCTCGCTGAACGGCTCTACCTGGACCGACTACGCGGGCTTGTCGCAGCTGTTTGCATTCAATTTTCGCTATATTAAAGTGCGCCTGACGGTGACGCAGGCGACAGCCGGCGCACTGCGGGAAATCACCGATCTGCGAGTGCGCCTGGACAGCAAGCTCAAGACCGACAGCAACACACTCAACGTATCCAGCTCCGACACGCTAGGCACTGTCGTCAACTTCGGCAGCGAGTTTGTGGACGTAATCTCGTTCCAGCCCAGCCCGATTGGCACCGTGGCGCGCGTCGCGGTCGGGGACTTCTCAGACAACATCATCGTTGGCACCTACACCGTAGCGTCTAACGCTGTGACAATCAATGCAACGGCCCACAACCTGCTGGTGGGCCAGCGGGTGCGCCTGGCGGCGTCCTCGGGCAACCTGCCCATTGGCGTCTACACGGTGGCCAGCGTCACCAACGCCAACACCTACACCTGCGCCGCTGTGCTGGCCAACACCAGCGGCACCGTGAGCACTTACCCCAACAGCGGGCGAATTTATCTGTACGACAGCGCAGGCAACAGGCAATCCGGCCTGGTGTCCTGGACTGTTCGCGGGAGCTAAACACATGGCAAATCACAACCTTCCCACCGTCACATCTGGCTATCTCAATTTCGTCAGCGAGCTGAATGGGCGGCTGGTCGACGGCGCCGCTGCATTCGACCCGGCTTTCGTCACGGTCACGAACCCGCCGACAAACACCGTGCGATTCAGTTCTTCGGCAAGACTCTGGCAGCGCTGGAACGGCAGCGCCTGGGTCGCTCTGACTGCAACTTATGCGATAAGCATCACAGGCAACGCCGCCACGGCAACGGCTTTTCAAACTGCAAGGACCATCGGGGGTGTGTCGTTCAACGGCACAGCAAATATTAGCCTGCCGGGTGTAAATGTTGCGGGCAACCAGAACACCACAGGGAACGCGGGCAGTGTGACCAATGGCGTCTATACGGTGGGCGATCAAACGATTGGAGGCACCAAGACGTTTACGGGTGCCGTCACTGCCCCTAACCTCTTCGGGCAAGGTCAATCATGGCAGGACGTTAAAGCATCAAGAGCATTAGGCACAACTTACACCAATACAACAGGTAGATCCATTTCGGTCTCTGTGTCTCTTTTTTCCAGCACTGGCGGTATGAATATAAACATGACGGTATCCGGTGTTGCAGTTGCGGAAGCTCAAAGCTCCGTCACAGGAGAAAGAGGTTTTGTTTCTGCTATCGTGCCACCCGGCCAAGGATACAGAGTTTCCGTAAGTTCCGGTACTGCCCCGCTTTTCTCTTGGTCAGAATTGCGGTGATTGTGCTATTTAAATAGATTCATGCTAATCAAATCACGCCTGCCCGCCCTGTTTAACGCCTGGGGCCTGACGATCTGGCCCCTCATATTCGTGGTGCCCGAGCAGATCGACAACCTTCCACTGATCGCACACGAAGAAGTTCACTTAAAAGAGCAGGCCCGCTGGCTGGTGATCCCGTGGTGGATTGCTTACCTGCTGTCTCCAAAGTTCCGGCTTGCCGCAGAAGTTCGCGCTCACCGGGTGCAGATTGACATGGGCGGCTGCACGCCCGAGGAGGCTGCGCGCTGGCTCGCTACGAAATACTGGCTCAGCATTGATATTCCCACGGCACTCGCAGCGCTCAAGCGCGAACACAACCAATACACATGACCACACCAGACCCAACCCCAATCGAACATGCCCTGATCGCAGTCGCTGTGCAAGTCGCCTTTGGCCTGTGGATCGGTGACTGGTTAGCAGGCGCAGCGCTGGCTTGCACCTGGTTTGTCGCCCGCGAGCACACCCAGGCCGAATACCGATGGATCACTAAGTTCGGCAACGGTAAACGCGCAAACCTGACCGGAATGGGCTGGGCTGATAAGCGCATCTGGAACATTGGCTCCGTGCTCGACTTTGCTGCGCCAATTGCCGCTTGTGTTGCTGTTTACTTTTTTCAGAGCTTTATATGACACAACCCAACCCACCCCCGAGCCGCCTGACCTTTGATCCAACGATCAACGCGGGTCATCTTTTGACCTTCGCGGGGTTTCTGGTGACGGGCTTTTTGGCCTACGCCACGCTGGACAAGCGGGTGACCGTTGTGGAGCAGCGCACTGTTGCAGCCGAGCAGCGGATCAGCGAGCAGGACAGCCGCACAAATATCACCTTGGCGGAGATAAAGCGCGACGTGAGAGAGACCAACATCGCCGTAAACCAGCTGGCGCGTGAGCTAGCGAAAGGCAAGCAATGAAGCTGATTGACGACTGGCCTCGGGCTTGGCGGTTTTTAGTCGTTCAGGTTCAAATCGTCGGCGCGGCGGCGATGGGCGCTTGGCTTGTGATGTCAGAAGAAAACAAAGAGTCGCTAATGGATCTGTTCGGCCTGCCAAGTGACAAAGCTGTTGCCGTAACCGCGCTTGTGGTTTTCCTCGCAGGCATTTTTGCCCGTGTGAAATTGCAGCCTACGCTGCACAAAAAGGACACTCAATGAATGTCAACGTTGACAAATACATCACCAACCTCATGGTTCGAGAGGGCGGCTATGTTGACCATCCCGCAGATCGGGGCGGGCCAACAAATCACGGCATCACCGAGCACGTGGCGCGCGCCTTTGGCTACCACGGCGCCATGCAAGACCTGCCGTACTCGCTAGCGCGCCGCATTTATCTGGAGCGCTTCTGGGAAGCGCCTGGGTTTGACAATGTGAGCGAGTACAGCGCGCCCGTGGCCGAGGAGATGCTCGACACCGGTGTGAACATGGGCCCAGCAGTGGCTGGCCGGTTTTTGCAGCGTGCGCTTAACGTGCTGAACAGCGAAGGCAAGCACTACCCCGACATTGTTGCCGATGGCGCTGTTGGCCGCATGACGATCGCCGCCCTGCGCGCGTACATCGGCGCGCGTGGGAAAGATGCTCACACCGTGCTGCTGCGCGCCCTCAATTCGCAGCAAGCCATGCGCTACATCGAGATTGCCGAGGGCCGCCCGAGCCAAGAATCATTTGTGCACGGCTGGCTGCTGCACAGGGTGGCGTGAGCATGACCCAAACCCCGCTATCGCTCTCCGGCAATTGACAAAAACTTTAACTTTGAAAGCCCAACATGTCATCCATCTACCTATTCGAGAACTTTTCTCAATCGCCCACTGCCCCTGCCAGCCGCCTAGTTGAGATCACCCCGGCAAATGACGACCTGATATACGCGTGCCGAATGCTGTTTGTCGGCACAGGCGGCGCCGTGGTTGTTCGTGACCTGTTCGGGACCGTGGTCACGCACCAAAACGTGGTCAGCGGAAGTTACCTCGGTCCCTTCGTCATTGACCGCGTTACTGCTGCTACCACAGCCACTGGCATCATTGAGTACGTTTGATGATTAGCATTGGGATGGCGATGCGTGTGCCAATGGCGCAGACCGTTCTACGGGCGCGGCTCTTGGAAATATTTCCTCCTGAAACTCTAGGCTCAAATGGCGTCAGCGTTCTTTGGTTTGACCCAAGCGATTTGAGCAGCATGTTTCAGGACGTAGAAGCCACTACGCCCGTCACAGCTCCAGAGCAACCTGTTGCGTTGTGGCTGGATAAAGGCAAGGGTGTTGGGCCAAATTTAATTACCAACAGCACATTCGACAATGGCGTTGACGACTGGGAATCGAATCAGACAAGCACTATTCTTTCGCACGGTGAAGACGGAACGCTGGTGTTTACGCGGACTGAGCCAACTGGCGCCGGTGGAGTAGTCCATTACTTTCCCACGGTCGCCGGTCGGTATTACAGACTTACTGCAACGCTTGTTTCGTCAACCAACTTTGAAGACGAGGGTGTAATGCTTCGAGGTGGCAACACCCTCGCCCCTATCTACCACATCTTTGACGCTCCGGGCACTGCAAGCGGCGTGTTCAAAGCCACTGATTCAAGTTCTGTCATGTACCTTCGCGGCACAGTGGGCGTAAACACCTGGGATAACGCAGAAGCTAGGGAGATTTTGGGCAACCACGCTACCCAATCGGTAGCACCAAAAAGACCAACATATCAAGCCGGTGAAGGGCTGCATTGGCTGGACTTTGACGGTGTGGATGACTTTCTTTCTGCTAACGCACATCCGTTTTCATTCACTGGGGGTGTTACTTTTGCTGTGGGTTACCAAAAGATAGGTAATAACAACGATTTTGAAACTTTTTTAGCAGCAGGAGCAGCCGGTGCTACTACTACCAACCAAGCCAAGACCCTTGCGTTTCAACATGCGCGAGCACCAGGCGGCCAAAGCAGCACTACCGCAAATCTAGCAACTAATGTTTGGTCACCTAGCGGCGTTAAAGCAACGGTGCCACTCGCTCCAGGCATCAATCATGTCGCTACCTGGAACATAGCAAATTGGAGCACCCACAAAAGTTCAGGTTCGAAAATTAGATTGGACGGAGTTTCAAGTGACATTGTGGCATACGGAACGCCTAAC